ATCGCACCGGAACCTGTCAGCGTCTTAAATGGCGTTGTACCCGCTGTTGGATCACCACCACCGGCCCATGAGTTGTTATTCTTTCTTATCCATACCTTTCTAGTCGTGGTATCAACTGCCACACATATTTTATTTGTCACCACAAAACCGCCGACATTGCCCGTACCGCCATGACTGTTCACTGCTGGGGTTTGTACAGCCATCAAGGTTCCGCTGTAGCTCGTTGACCCTTGCGCTGTATCATCCACTACACCAACGGTAGGAAAGGATGTGCCATCCAAGGTATCAATGTAAACCTCGAAATAATACTTACCTGCTGCGAGCGCATAAGAATTAACCGCCGCTACTTCGCCTGTTGAGCTGGTCTTATTCAGCCCTGTAACCTGATCTCCTAATGAACTGTACTTAATAAAAGGGCCACCGTCTGTGGCATACCATGTCGAAGCTGCTACTGAGGAATAGTCGAAGACACACTTTGAGACATCAGGCGAGACATAACCCGTCACTGAGTCTGTTGTATATCCGCGAATTTCAATCTCAGTAGTTAGCCCAGTGAGCCTGAATATTTGTGATATTTCTGTTGTATATTCATCAGCATAATCGAGCAACAGTGTTGCGCCTGTCTTATCCCATAACTCAATAGTGATGGTTTCGTTAGCGCCGAGTGTTTCTGATGTTGTCGATGGCCAGATAACCATTCCATTCGCTTCGGCATACTCATAATTACGAGGGCGGAAGGTCAAGGTAACCCCATCAACCTGTGCCACCGGGTTTGGATTACCAGATACACCGAAATAACCCGGTGCTTGCGTCGCACGACTTCTATCATCTGAATTAATGCTTTGGGTTGCTGTGGTCGCCTCGCCCAATCCAGTCTCATCAACCAGTCTATAACTTTGGCTTGTATATCCAACATCCAGAGGGTTGTCGATTAGTGCGAGGTCATTTAGTTGATAGAATTTATCCGTACCGACAATTCCTAAAGGTTGTGGGCCATAGAGTCCACGGCTACAGCTAGTGAAGGTGGTAACCCCTGTTGCGCTATTAAGTGATGATGTTTGATAGCAGAGGAATTCATATTCTGTCGCTGATCGTACAATGATTAAAATGTTCTTAAAGGCATCAATCGCAGTCGCACCCAAAGCCTCGTCGCTCGACACTGACCCGACTACAGACAGGGTAGTGGCATTGTAGGCGAACGTACCATTAGCAAGCATAGGGTTGGCGAAGTTCTGTAACTCACCCCTTATCCATGATCCGTCAAGTAACTCAATATACATACCGTTCGATGTGGTGGGGTCAGCAGCTATCACACCAAACTTGGCAATGTCAAAACCATCAATACCGGATCTGTAGAGATGTCGCGGTATCTGCATCGGCGTAAAGTCAGTTATTACCACCGCTGCCACTTCGTTATCATCTATTCCAGTGATCGGTATGTCGAATACAGAGCCTCCAGTTACAAACACTTCTTCAACGAATTCTATGATGACTGTGCGATCAGATAGATCCATTTTCTTGTGTTCCATAATCCTAACCGGAAGACTAACAATGCCTTCCAAATCAGAATTGATGATAAACGTATCACCCCGAGACCAATCCCAAGCAATCCGGTTCAAGACTATTTTTCCAGATCTTCTAGGTTTCGATTCTTTTCTAGCCTCCCTCGATAAAATGATACTAGCAGTAGCCGAATCCCCTACGCCAAGAAATTTAACATCCTTATGTATGTCGTGACCAGATGAAGTTCTTGATGCGATATTGACTTGGGTTATCTTCTTCTCTTTGTAATGGGTATCACCATCCTTATAGACCAATGATATTTTATTCGGGACACTTGAAATACTATTGGCAGCAACCGTTATTTCAACGATCTCAGCATCAGTTACAGTCGGGATTCCTGAATAATCATCACGCAATAATTTATAAACAACATTGCCTGTCAGCGGATCGCGGTAGCGAACGCCATCGACAAGGGCGAGCAACTCTTCTTCAATCTCTGTCGCGGATTCCGCATACCACGTTCGACGAACACCAATCCCCTCTGTGTGAAGGGTCGCGGCCATTGTGGTTATTGCAGTAGTATCGACTGTCGCCTGTGAGCTTGTACCAAACTCGGCACTTTTTAAGATTTCATAAAGCACATAGGCTGGGTTGGCCGCTTCATTTGATCCAGTGCCGATAACATGGTTTGTGGCATGGAGAAATGGGTTAGGGAAGAATCCATACTCAAACTCGATCGGCCTATAATTCTCAGAGTTGCCAAAAACAAAACCGCGAGTCTCGCCCGGGCCAAACTTAAATAAGGCTCTTGATAACATTGGATAGCCAGGTTGCGACCTACCTGTGATGGTTTCCCAATCAGGAAAAATGTATCCAGCAGAATCCCCACGGCAGAAGACTACATCACCGATCAAACCTCCACCGCCGGGTTCTTTATCCCCCCACAAATCAGGCTTTGCTATGTAAATAGTCTCACCGTCGTCAGACAATGGATTTCCAATGTCTTCCCAAACCAGCTTATCTGTTGACCATATTGAATAGATCTGCCCCGGCCCATAAGCAATAGCCATCTCTATGTTTTGATAATAGTTAATGCCTTCTTCCTTGTTATTGTAAGGAATGTATTTCGTTGCCTCGATAACATTCGGCCCTGACACTAGAGTGCGACCTACAGCGAGAGGGATCTTCCTCGCCTGAGATACAGTGGGGAGTTTCGGGTCTCCGGGTTGCGCCCATTCAGGTTCTTCCCGCGATGCCTTAAACGCTGTGAATAGCGAGTAAACAGCAAGTACTGTGTTGATTATTGTTAATGGATCTACCATCTTATACCTCGGCCTTCACACCTGTTTCATCGAAAGGATTCACCTTGTCTGCATGAGGTGCGCCGAGAAACTTTAATTTGTTGTTATACAACGCAGGGTCTTTACACTTATCAAAAGAGCCTTTGCAAGAGGGAACAAATTTTATGGCAGCCCCATCTGCTAGAGATTGCATCCGACGATCAACAACAACTGATGTCGATGTCTGAGATACAATCCATGCCCTTTCATTTCCGTAGACCCCAGCAATCTCTATGTAACCACCAACAAAATGATCTGCTGATACATCATCCAACGTACTGGGGGCAACACTGACGGTATCGGTTGCTTGAGTGTAGGTTGTGATTGTTAAATCCAGATCGAAGTTGGCAGGGAGCAATCCACAAAAAGAATCATACTGTGAATGCTGACAATTCAAGGCATAGCTCTTTTGCAAAGCACCCTGAGCCATCGTGTAATCAAGCGGAGAAAAGGTCAGTTTGACGTCTGGGTACATCGCAACATACTTTGTATAAGCACCTTGGAACTCGAAGTAAGTAGGTGCTTGCCCTATCTCATAATTCTTGATGATTAAGATTATTGTCTGAGTCGGCACATATTGTCGAAGCCAAGCGGCAATAGGTTCATCATAATCAAGTGTCAGGGTGCAAGCATTCTTCGCGTCTTCACCGCTGTTATGAACCTCGGTGTGTTTTATCCCAGCATGAGGCTCATAATCGAAGCTGTCAACGTTATGAACCCTTGCACTACTGTTGTACCGATAGGTCGTATTCCCGACAATAATTTCATAGAGGTATATCGGTTGGCTGGATTCCTCTGACTCATGCGATGTCTCAAAAGTCATTATATACTCGTTGTTGTCGTATTTAACTCTGCTGTTTGATAGTTTTTATAAGTGATCTCAAACGAGTCACTTGCATACCGGCTTGTTGTCATTATCGAAAACGTCTTTATATCCGTTGCCGCAAGAGCTACACCTACCGCATCAATAGTTAGCGTATCAACACCACCTGAAGAAACAAGAGAAGTACACTTTTTGTGATACACCACATCTGAATTGGTTACAATTTGAAAATAAAAGGGCGCAGTGAAGTGTGTTGTCAGAACATCCATCGACGTACCACCTGCATAGGGGGCAGCGAGGTAAAAATCGTTCTGAAAGGTTGGAATCAAAAACTTCTTTTGCCTACCAAGCCTTGAATACAACCAGTTTTTCATCTCATGGATTTCAGCAAAGCCAACGGACTTCCACGAGTGATCGAGCACATTCCTCGCTCTATTCTCAATAGCCTTGAACCTGACAAGCCCAGTCCCGTTATCTGTCATCTTTCCAACACGATTGATAGAAGCATTGACAGACTGTTTAATTATCGAGGCATCTTCAAGAATGTCCATCCCATCGTATTGTAAATAGATTTGGATCGGTCTGCTTGTATCGTCATAATTAAGGAGAGAGAAAGACCCTTTGTATAAATCACGGTTGAATTCTCGATAAGACGTTTTCTTTATCGTCATCAATCGAGCTGGGATCGCGGTTGCATCGGTATAGTTGTTTGCAACAGTTCCATCAAAAGTTATTACATCACCGACGATTGTCAGGACTAAAAGGAATTCGCTTTGATTGCTGTCATCAACAA